TTAGGCGTGTTTTGGGACAGATTCCGCATCCTGTTGGTTATTTGTGAGCAATAGAACGCTTGCTATTTTCTCCGCAGCTTCTATTTTCGTTTCCCTGTCGATCTTTGTATAGCGCTTCGTGGTTTTATAGTTCGTGTGCCGGTTCATTTCCTGCTGAACCGCGGCCTGAACCTCCTTCTTCGCGAGCATAGTTGAATAGGTGTGGCGGCAGGAATGCGGCTTGAGCGGCCGTGCGCCCGCCCTGATGCACATGAGGTCAAACTCCTTGCGGAAAACGTACTCGCTCATTTCGAGCAGCATCTTTTCCCCGGCCAGTTTTCTTATTACACCTTCCAGGAAGGCGGGGAATACAATTTCTGTTTCCTTGCGCTTTTTTGTCTTTCTTCCCCCGCGCATATAATGCTCTTCAAAATTTATCTTCTCGGTCTGCTGCGATTCCAGTTCGCCAATGCTCAACCCTGTAAACATCATAATTATAGCGTACCCGGTGAAGTCGTTCCCGGCCTGGTAGTCCTGCCATAGCTTAATAATCTCATCTACGCTGAACGGCTCTATTTCTTCCTCGATTAGCTCGGGCAAATCAATGCTCAGCGCGTAATTCCTATCAAAAATTTCGTTCTTGATAGCGTGCTTCGCCATGAGGGATATGAGGTTTTTCATGTCCTTGCGGGTGTAATAACTGCCCGCCGCCGCATTTACCGCGTCCTGCATGTCCCTTGGCAGAATGTCAACCCATCTTTTTTCATAAAGCGGTTCGCACCGCTTGTATGCCGTGTTCAAGGCGATCTTTCTGGAATCGCTCATATTTTCATAGGCAAGGGGCTGCCATTCGTCATGCAGCTCTGCGAACGTTATATCTTGATTTTTATAGCGAACCTCGAATTTCTTTTTTAGTTCAGGCAAATAGTCGAGGGCGTCCTTCTTGAGCTTAAATCCTCCCTTTGACTTGGATTTCTTCCTCCCTTTCTTGTATTTGACGATCATTGCGGTATAGGTTTTCCCGCGCTTAAAAACCGTCCCCTCCCCATTCCCCCGCTGCTTCGGCTTGCGCATCGTAGGGGCCTGAGACGCCCCGCACCAATTGCAGAAGGCGCTCCCTTCCTCTATTTCCTTTTTGCATTTCAAGCAGATCATATCTTTTTTCACCAGCATTTTGAGCAAGCGGTATATCCCCTCGCAATGGCCTTATCCAATTCAATGGGTATCCGGCTCTTGCTCAGGTACTGGCATCCGTCGCGGTGGTACTTCTTACCAGTATCCGTAATATACACGGTCTGGCTCTTCGGGGCCTCAACGGCAGGCGCGGGCGCGGGCTTGGGTGTCGGTCTTGCTGTTGGAATTGCCGTTACTACGGGCTTAGGCGCGGGTTTCGCGGTCGGTTTTTGTGAGGGGGTAAGGGTCGGTTCGGCGGCTTCGGATTGCTCAAACAGCCCTTGTACTTTTCCCTCAATCGTTTCTGATTCTGGCGTAGCCGAGGCCGGTCCTTCGGTAGGGCGAGTGTCAGACAGCCCGTCCGAATACCCCTGACGGTAGCCCTGCTGATATATAGCATTTACGTCCGGGGTGCTTGTGCTTGCGGCGGGCGGAGCCGAGCAGCCCGCCAACAGCAACACGATCAGTACGATTGCGGATAGCTTCTTCATTTGTAATGCCCTCCTGTTATCAGACTATAAAAAGATGGACACTTCCATTGTTTGATCGGCAATCATTATTACCACAGAACAAAGTGTGCACTTGATAGAATTTCCCTTTTCCTGCTGGTACGCATTCATTACGCTGGCCAGCATCTCTTGCGCCTCTTCGTCGCTCACAATGTTTTTGCTTCTAAGCGCTCCAATCAAGCTTTTTGTGGAATTATTAAGCTTGGCGATGATTTTTGGCTTAAGCTCGGCAACGGCCCTCGCGTTTACTCCGTGCTTTTCCGCGTAACCCTTTGGCATCGTATCGTAATACTGCTTTTCTGCATTGGCCTCGGCCAGGTCGTACGAGAATTTAACCGCTGATACAATGTCCTCGTTTACCGTTGCCTCGAACGGCAATCCGCTAAATGTAGTGGCGCGTACGATATCACCCTTCGTAGAATAATGCGCACAGGACAGATAAGAGAGCATTTCGTCTATTGCGATTGTGGTCTTTTCGGGAATAGGTGTTTGCGCCGCGTTCGCTTCTAACGACAAAGTCGGGTCGCTTTCCCGGCCTTCTTTTGCATGGCGATACCCCACAATGTATCCATCTTCCCAAATATCCCCCTCCGATTCCTCCTCCTTTTCGGTCGCAGAATTATATCCTTCTTCCCATCCGGAATCATACCCCTTTTGATACGCCTGATCATACTCGCTTTGCCCAATGGGGCTACAGGCCGTCAGAAAAAACACGCAGAGCAATAGTAACGCAATAATACGCATCGGACCGGCCTCCTAACTTCTGAAATCTATATGCATTTGCGCCTGATGCATCCTATACTCAACCAGCTCGCCACTTAATCCAAGCGCTGCGGCAATGTCGGGAAGCGGCATGTTGATATATTCCGCAAATCGGTCATCGGGCAGAATTAGGTCTAGGGCAAAGTGGTCGGCCTCCGTTTCGTATTTTGCCCTTACAAATCGGGTTTTGCTTTCAAGAAACCCCGTGTTTATCCCCCCGTGGAGAATCGAATGCCCCAGTTCATGGGCGCATACAAAATCCCGTTCAAATCCTTCAAGCCGTGGGTCTATAAAGAGGAAATATTGCTTTTTCGCGAGCAGGCAAAGTCCACGCACGTCAGCGAGTTCCCGCTCGACAACGGTACGGTTAAGAGACCGCGCAAGCTCAAACGGATCGCGCGTAAGGAATTGAGACGCCAATTTGTCGGCAACATTCCTTTGGCTCATGGAGTTACCTCCATATAGGTTTTGTATCTATCTTATCAAATTATCTATGCGTTTTATTGGACAATGACGTGTTATTGGTCTTTGCTCTTTTTGTATTTCTTGGGCGTGTACTTCTCTTTATTCTTAACCTTAGCGATTTCAAGCCCCATCTGTATGGCGCTCAGTATGGAATCTGCGGCCTCCGGCGAAAGCGGCTCGCCGTCAAACATCAATCCCTCATTCGTCATTATCTTTTCTCGAAATTCCTCCATGGATTTTGCAATATCTCGCTGGTCACGAGAATTAAATTTTATTTCTGCATCAGCATCAGATATAAAGGTGCTTACATCTACGCCTAATACGCTCGCAATGGATTTAAGCGTATCGAGGCTCGGATTATATCGGTCTCCCTCAAGGTCGCCAAGGTAAGACCTGGAAATGTTCGCACGACTTGCAAGCTGCTCCTGGGTTAGATTGCGTTCATTGCGCGCCTTCTTTATTTTTTCCCCAATACTCATAATAATCTCCTAAAATGTCGGTATATCCGACATCCATATAATAACAAAGCTTATTTAAAAAATCTACAAAAATATGCTTGACTTTATGACGGAAATACCATACAATAATTTTGACGGAAATACAAGTGATTGGTGGTGATACGATGCCCCGGAATATCGGCAAAAAAATTGCAGAAGCCCGGATGTCCGCTGGCTATACGCAACAGAGATTGTCTGAAATAACAGGCGTATCCAGGAGCTATATTTGCGATATCGAGAATGGAAGATATAACCCTTCTCTTAATACTCTCATGCAACTCAGTTCTGCAATGAATATTGACTATAATTTTTTGCTTAAAGAGACGGAAATACAAGTGATTCCTTCGAACGGAGGACAAGCCATATGAAGACCCTTGCTGAAATTGAGGCCAGCGAGCAGGAGTTTCTTCTGCCTGACGAGGTAGCTCCATTCTTGGGCGTGAACCCTCAGTGCCTGCGTTCACAGGCCCAGGATGATGCGGACAAGCTCGGTTTCCCTGTCGTGATAGTCGGTACCCGCATCCGCATCCCGCGCCGGGCATTTCTGCACTTCTTGCGGTACGGCAGGACATATCTGCCGGAGGTAGCCGAATGATGGCCTATGCCTGGTTCCTCACCTTCCCCGTCCTGCTTCTACTGGTGATGGACCTGGACAAGGTTCCGGCGTTTCGCCGCTGGGAAGCCCGCATGATAGAGCGCATTACACGATAGGAGGCACACGATGGACGTACGGTCAAACCGGCTGCGGGCGCAGATGCAGGTCAAGGACGTCGTTACGGCCGTCAATCTGGCCGGGTTCCCCAAGTACGACAAGTTTTTGAACAGCAAGGTCGAGAACCCGGCATACGGGGTGCGGCTGGTGCCCAAGGCGGAACAGGCGGTCGGCGCTATCTTCGCTTCACATGGCATCAGGACGGGCGACCGGCACACCAAGCGCCTTATCCCCTATCGGGTGGACGCAGAGCTGTACGGGCGGTTGCAACAGGCCCAGGAGACGCTTGGATGCGACACCATGCAGGATACGGTGGACAGGCTCGTCAATTTGGGGCTTGAGGCCCTTGAAAAGGAGGAATAAAGGATGTTTGACACTGCGAAAGCCGCCGCGAACGTAAGCGGCATGTTGCACGAGGCGCTGGTTGCGCTGGACGAGAAGGAGAATCTTATTACGGCGCTGTCCCTGAGAAACGAGGAGCTGCGGAAGGAGAACGAGGACTATCGCCGCCGTTATGCGGATTCGCGCAACGCCCCGAGCGTATGCTATCCGGGCCCGTACATCCATCCCGTCGATGCCCCCGGCGTCCCGAATGTCAGCGTCGAGGCGTAACCGTGGGCGAGATCATCTACGCCTCACGCGAGGAGTGGCTTGCGGCGCGGAATGATGGTATCGGGGCATCGGAGGCGGCGGCCGTACTCGGCATATCCCCATTCCGTAACAACGCCGACCTCTGGCGAGAGAAGCGCGGTCTGCTGGTGCCCGAGGACATATCGGACAGGCCCGCCGTCAAGTACGGTACGCTGGCCGAGGCCCCGCTCCGCGAACTGTTCGCACTGGACTTCCCGCAATACGGGGTTGAGTACACGCCGTACAAGGTCTACACGCACGACAAATACCCGCAACTCCGTGCCACGTTGGACGGCGAACTCTTGGAAATGGATGATAGCGCCCCACTACGGTTGATAAAGCGCCGGGGCGTGCTGGAGATCAAAACCACAGAGATTCGGCGAGCAAGTCAGTGGGCCGAATGGAAGGACAAGGTGCCCGATCACTATTACGCGCAGCTTTGCCATCAACTCTTGGTCACCGGGTGGGGCTTCGCGGTGCTCAAGGCCCAGATCAAATACGACGGCGGAATCACGACACGTCATTATACCTACGAGCGGGCCGAAATGGAGACCGATATCGTGTACCTGCTCCATCAGGAGCTTGCACTTTGGGATTGTGTGCGGACAGGGCGGGAGCCGCCGCGCATTCTCCCCGCGATTTAGTTAAAAGGAGGACGTTATGGAATTTGAATTAAAAACCGACCTGTCGCAGGGGTTACAGGTTATTGATTTTAACTACGATGCGATCAAGGCCGACCTGGCCGAGCGCCTCTCTACGTACGGCGGGCTGCGTATCATAGCGGACGCCGATGCTCTCAAAGGCGCGAAAGCTGACCGGGCGCGTCTGAACAAGTTGGCTGATGCCCTCAAGGAGAGCAAGCTCACGGTCAAGCGCGATTACATGCGCCCCTACGAGGCGTTTGAGGCCAAGGCTACAGAAATCATCAACATGGTTGCCAAGGTATCGGCTGGCATCGACGAGAGCGTCAAAGCATACGAGGCCGGGGAAAGGGACGAGAAGCGCGCGAAAATCCAGCAGTTCTTTTCCCTTGCCGTGGGCGATCTCGCGGACGTGCTCCCGTTCGACCGGCTGTTCAACGCCCGCTGGTTGAACGCCACTTACAAGATGGCCGACATCGAGGCCGAAATCTCCAATACCCTCATCAATCTCCGCAACAATATTCAGGTTGTGCGGGATCTCAAGACGCCGTATGAGCAGGAGATTACGGGCGTCCTGCTTGAAACCCTAAACCTGGGAGAGGCGCTGGCTCGCAAGGCGAAGCTGGAGCGTCAGGCCGAGGCGATGGCGTCCGTGCGGCGGCCGGTTGTGACGAGCCTTGACACGCAGGAGACGTTTATAGGCGATTCGGGTGTGCGCGACCCCATTAACGCGGTGCCGTTGGGCATGCCGGTTGAGGCCGCAGCGCCTGCGCCCGGCCCCGGAGAACGGGAACGGATCGAGTTCTACGTATTGGTCACCCCCGAACAGAAACGGGCCATGCGCGAGTTTTTGAAGTCCAACAACATCCCGTATGGGTTCATTCGGAAGGAGGAAAAAGCTTATGCCGAATAACAGTCTCACGCCGCAGTCTAAACAGCCGAAATTCTCCGTTGCCATCCAAACGGATGCTTATAAGCAGCTCATCAACAATACTCTCCAGGACCCAAAGCGGGTTGCGCGTTTCGTCGCCTCCATTTCAAGCGCCGTTGCGGTCAACCCCACACTCCAGGAATGCGATGCCGGAACGATTCTCTCCGGCGCGCTGCTCGGGGAGGCTTTGAACCTCAGCCCCTCCCCGCAGCTCGGACAGTATAGCCTTGTTCCCTACAATGATACTAAGCGCGGTATGAAAGTCGCGCAGTTCCAAGTGGGGTACAAGGGCTACATCCAGCTTGCGATTAGGACGGGGCAGTACCGCGACCTTGACGCGATAGAGGTAAGGCAGGGTGAGTACAAGGGCCGTGACACCAGCACCGGGAAGCCTACGTTTGAGTTTTTTAACGACGATGATGTGCGCGATGGCTTGCCCGTCGTTGGCTATCTTGCCTACTTTGAATTGCTCAATGGGTACAAGAAGTCTGTCTATTTCAGCGAAAAAAAGATGCTCGCCCACGCCGACAGGTACAGCAAGGCTTTTAATCGCGACATTTTTGAAAAAATCGTAGAAGGCAAAATTCCCGCAAGCGAAATGTGGAAGTATTCCAGCCCGTGGTATGACGGGTTCGAGGGAATGGCACTAAAAACGGTAATCCGGCAGCTGATATCCAAGTGGGGCATTATGTCCATCGAAATGCAGGATGCAATAGAAAAGGATATGGGCGTGATCGGGGCGGACGGCAAGGTCCAGTTCGTAGACAACGAACCCCCGGCGCTTTCCGCGCCGCAGACTGCTCCGGCCGCGGAGGCACTTCCGGGCGCCTCGGAGGGTGATCCTTTCGCGGATTGACGGTTCTCCCGGTTGGGGGCGGTGATCGCACGAAGAGGTGACCGAGAGGAGGGGACGGTATGTTGACCGGGTATATACAGGGCTTCGACGGAAGTATGCTCCACGTCATCGTCCCCTTCTCGGATTCCGAACTGCTGGAGAGGCAGGAAATCACGGAGTGTGAGGTACATCTGCACGACGGGCGTTCCCTTTCCCCGAAACAGCGCAACAAGATTTTCGCCCTTGTGCAGGACATTACCGCCTATACCAGCGGGTATGACGCGAAGAAGGCCGCATTCAACGAGACCTTGCGCGCGATGCAACTCTGCTACGTCCTCGATCTGACGGACAGCGAGGCGGTACGCCGGGCGCTCACATACCATTATTGCGACCTGCAAGGCATCGACCTGTTTTCCCTCTCTGCGCGCGGGTCCGACGCGCTGGACATGAGCACGGCACGGGATTTTATCGACTGGCTCGTTGAGTTGTGCGTTGAAAACGGCATCCCCTGCCAGGACACCCTTCTCAACCGATGCGAGGATATCCAGCGCTACCTTTACGCCTGCGTTGCAAACCGGCGTTGCTGCCTGTGTGGGGCAAAAGCGGATATCCACGAGGTGGATAAGGTCGGTGCCGGGCGCAATCGTCGCAAAATCGCCCACTTGGGGCAGCGGGTGCAGCCGCTTTGCCGGAAGCACCACGGCGAGGAGGAGAACATCGGTCAGGCGGCATTCGACGCGCTGCACCATCTGGAGGCCGTTCGCTTGGATGAAACGCTATGCAAAAAGCTGGGGTGGAAGATATGAGCGAGCTCAAGCATTGCCGCGAATGCGAGTATTACAACCCGGACGACGAACATTTCGGGCGCTGCGAATATCCGGGAAAATTCGAGGACGTGCGCGCCTCCGGTGTCTGCAATAAGGGACGCGTCCATCTGGGCTACGGAATTATAAGCGCTACGGCGCAGAAAGGAAGTACATATGCCAAACGTTACCCCGCTCCAGGAGCTCGACAAGTTTATGGCCGGCGCCTTGCAGGAGCGCGTGGGCAAGGCTGTGAGTGAGATTGCCGCGAACATCTTCGACCCAAACACGGACGCCACCGCCACGCGCAAGGTCACAATCGAACTCACCCTTAAGCCCAGCAAAACCCGCACGGAGGCCGTCGTAACGACGGCGGTAACAACCAAGCTCGCCCCGCTTAGCAAGTTGGAAGCGGACGCACAGATCGGTATCGAGCAGAGCACTGGCGCGCTGGTGATCGTCGAGCGGACCAACGTCACGCCGGGACAGATCGACATTCAGGGCGAGACGCACACGCCCAACGTTGCAAGGTTCCCCGCGAAGGCCAACTAAATCAATTTGGAGGATGAAAGGGTATGTTGAAAGAAGCTATCGAGAAAATCGCCGCGCTGGCACTTGAGGGAACGGACCTAAAGTATTACACGCGCAAAAACGGGAGCATTGAGGTTTTCCAGGGGAAGGACCACTTCACCGATTCCAACCCGCTCCCCGGTTCGGCGCTGGAGTTCTCCGCGCTCACAGCGCTTGCGGACTATGTTAAATCTACGCTGGATAAGCCGTGGAGAGAAAAATGCAAGATGGTCATTGTGGATAGCCCTACAAGCGTTCGTCTCGCCAGCGAGGCTGACCCGGTAGATGCGCGGCGCTTCACGCTCGCCGCGGTCAAGCCGGTTCTCCCGGCGCCCCATCCGTTCGGTAAATTCATTTCTGGCGAAGATTTCATGATCTGCATTCAGTCCCGTTTCGTGCATGCCTATGACTACGATACAGTCGTTTCTTCTTGCGCCGGTATCAGGCGCAACGAGGGCGCGGAGTACAAAGACAGCGGCGTTACGCAGACGGTCACGGTGCAGTCCGGCCTTTCCCTTGCGGCCACAAAGCAGCTTCCTAACCCGGTAGTTCTCGCGCCATACCGGACGTTCCCGGAGGTCAGCCAGCCCGCAAGCGCGTTCACCCTGCGCGTGACAGACGGAAAGGACGCTGGCCCGTTGATCGGGCTGTGGGAGGCTGACGGCGGCGCGTGGCAGCTTGAGGCCATGCAGCGCATCCAGGCATGGCTCGCCGAGGCACTCGACGGGCAGGACATCACCATCTTAGCGTAATCATCAGATAAAGCGTAATCATCAGATAAAAAGAAGGAGGACAAAGAAGTGAATCAGAAGTACATCGTCAGGAGTGATCGGGCAGGGGTGTTCTACGGCGAGATCAAAGAGCGTAACGGGAGCGAAGTCGTTATGACGAATGTGCGCCGCCTGTGGTATTGGGCAGGGGCCGCATCCCTATCTCAGCTTGCCTTGGAAGGTACGAAAAACCCGCGCAGTTGCAAGTTCACCGTGACCGTTCCTGAAATCACCATCCTGGGGGTAATCGAAATCATACCTTGTGACAAGGAGGCCGTCAACAGTATTGAGGGGGTTCCCGTATGGAGAGCGTAATTGATAGGTTTTTAGGCTCCGGCTCCGGCTCCGGCTCCGGCTACGGCTCCGGCTCCGGCTACGGCTCCGGCTCCGGCGACGGCGACGGCTCCGGCTCCGGCTACGGCGACGGCTACGGCTCCGGCTACGGCTACGGCGACGGCTACGGCGACGGCTACGGCTACGGCTCCGGCTACGGCTACGGCTACGGCTTGAAAACTTTTAACGGCGATACCGTCCACGCGGTGGACGGTATCGCCACCCTCATATCCCATGTTAGGGGTAACGTGGCAAAAGGGAGCATCCTCAGGGACGATTTATCGCTTGAGCCTTGTTTTGTCGTAAAACAGGATAATCTTTTCGCCCACGGCGCGACGCTCCGCGAGGCGCAAGCGGCGCTGACCGAGAAGATCATCGAGACAATGGACCCTGACGAGAAAATCGCTCTTTTTATCGAGGAGTTTAAGCCTGATGTCAAATATCCCGCCCGGTCCTTTTACGATTGGCACCACAGGCTGACGGGTTCATGCGAACAGGGACGCAGTGCTTTTGCGCGAGACCACGGCATCAACGTTGGGGCCGATATGCTCACGGTGGATGAGTTTATACAACTCACCGAGAACGCGTACGGCGGGGAGATTATACGGCGGCTCAAGGCGGCGCTCGAACGGTAATTGATTTGCATATGGGGCGGTGAAAAACCGCCCCTTGATGGAGGCTTATGAACTATCTGCGTGAGATAGCAGCATTTTATGACTGGCTCGAAACAAACCAACTACCGACCTCCGCGATTGTGCTATGGCACGCTTTGATGCACGTAGCCAACCGCACCGGGTGGCAGGATAACTTTGCAGTAGCCGTGTCGGTGCTCGAAATCAAGACGGGCCTGTCCCGCAAGACGGTCTACGACGCACGCAATAAATTAAAACAGGCTTCCCGCATTACCTTTGAGGCGCGCCCCGGCAGCCAGTCTGCGGTTTACTCCATTATTCCGTTTGTGTGTGATAATTACACACAAAATGTTACACAAAGAGTTACACAACAGGTTACACAACCGGTGACAGAAATGGTGACACAATCGGTTACACAACAGGTTACACAACCGGTGACTATTAATAAACTAAACAAAACTAAACCTATAAACCCTCCTTCGGAGGGTAAGCGACCACGTTTCGTTCCGCCCACCGTCGAGGAGGTCGCGGCGTACTGCCGGGAGCGTGGCAACCGGGTTGACCCGCAACGCTTTGTTGATTTTTACTCCTCAAAAGGGTGGCTCGTGGGCAAGGCGCCGATGAAGGACTGGAAAGCGGCCGTTAGAAACTGGGAAGGGGGAAACCGAAATGGGAATGCGGCAGGTACTGGAGGGCCTCAGCCCGGAGGAAATAGCGCTCCGAGTGCTGGGAAAAAGCTCGATTTCAGCAAACCCCGAACCGACATACCAGTGCCCGAAGTGCAAAGATAGCGGCATGGTGGCCGTGGGGAGCGAGGACGGCATTGAGCGTATGGCCCCCTGCGAATGCGCGGAGCGTCTGCGAATGGAGCGGATTGTTGCAAAATCCGGGATTTCCGAGGCGTTCCGGGAGTGCACATTCGAAAAATTCAGGGCGTGGGACCCGCGCGTTGCACAGGCCCGAGGCGTTGCAGAGGCATACTCGTTGGCGTTTTCCGGGATCGAAAAAGACCGGCAGAACAGCCTCGCGCTAATCGGTGAGGTAGGCAGCGGGAAAACAATGCTCGGGGTCTGCGTGCTCAATGCCCTTACTGTCCGCGGGATCAGTGTACTCTACGCCCCGTACCGGGATATGGTGCTGGAGCTCAAGGGAAACGTCCTGGACGATTATGCTTACCAGCAGGCCCTTGAAAAGTACACGAGGCCGCGCGTGCTGTTTATCGACGACCTGTACAAGGGGCACACGGACAAGGATCCAAAGTACGTTTACGACGTCATAAACGCCCGGTACCTCGTCAAGCGGGCCGTAATCGTCACCAGCGAATATCAGGCCGATGCGCTGATGGAGATTGACGCCGCTGTGGGCAGCCGGATCATCGAAATGTGCCGCGATTACATCTACGAGCTCTGCGGCGGCGGGTTGAACTATCGGTTAAGGGGGCTGTAATCATGGGGTACCTACTTGCAATCGACCCCGGCTGCGCCGAAAGCGCCTACGTCTTACTTGACGGGTACCACGTCGCGGAGAGCGGCAAAGTGGAAAATGATCCGCTCTTGGAGGCTATCCCCACGATGGGCGTGGACGCCGCTGTGATCGAAATGGTTGAGAGCTACGGCATGGCTGTTGGCCGGGAAGTGTTCGAGACCTGCGTATGGATAGGCCGCTTCGCGCAGACGGCGCTTTTCGCAAAGGCGAAGCTGTACTACCTCCCCCGCCGCGAGGTGAAGCTCAACCTTTGCGGCAGTGCGCGGGCGAAGGGCAGTAACGTCCAGCGCGCGTTGATTGATCGGTTCGCCCAGCACGATTTCCGAACCGGCAAGGGCACAAAGAAGGCGCCGGATTTCTTCTACGGGTTCAAGGCCGACATTTGGGCGGCCTACGCCGTGGGCGTAACGTGGCTGGATAGGAGCGCCCCCAGCGGGCGGGAGGAGTAGCACGATGCTGACGCATCTATCGTTGTTTACCGGGATCGGCGGGCTGGATCGGGCGGCAGAAATGGCGGGCCTTACGACGGTGGGTCAATGCGAATGGGCGGATTACCCGACGCGCGTACTCGAAAAGCACTGGCCGGATGTGCCGAGGTGGAGAGATATACGGACGCTGACGGGAGAGGATTTCTATGCAAGAACAGGGCTACGAACAGTTGACGTTCTCAGTGGAGGGTTCCCCTGTCAACCGTTCTCCGTTGCCGGGCAGCGCCGAGGCAAGGAAGATGACCGCTATCTCTGGCCGGAAATGCTCCGAGTTATCCGAGAAATCAGGCCCGCTTGGATTGTTGGTGAAAATGTTGAAAATGCGGTCCGTATGGTCCTCGACGATATCATCGACGACCTGGAAGGAATCAACTACACCGCGCAAGCGTTTGTTGTATCGGCTTACTGCTCCGGTGCGTGGTACGACGGAAAAAGAATATTTATCGTGGCCGCGGCCAACGACGGGGGCGCCCCTGTGTGGCGGAACGCACAATTTCGAGCAAATGCGCGCGCTGACGGCGGCAGGGATCATTACGGACGAAGAGCGGCGGAACCTCACGCAAGGGAACGGCGGCAAGTCGAATCCCGCCCTTATGGAGTTCTTGATGGGGTTCCCAATCGGGTGGACAGAAACAACTGCTTAGGGAATGCAGTAAACCCATATCAGGCGTATCCATTTTTTCAGGCGATATCGGACTTAATGGACTGACCGCGCCGGGCGCGGGGAGGGGAAGTATGAGGGAAATTAAATTTAGGGGCAAGAGGCTGGACAACGGGGAGTGGGTGTACGGAGGCTATGCGTTTACTGCGGGAAGACACATTATTTTTGCCGAATACGAGGCAAAAGAGGTTGACCCCGCCACGGTCGGGCAGTATACGGGCCTGAAAGACAAGAACGGGCGGGAGATTTACGAGGGAGATATCGTCACAGGATGGTTTTCCGGGGAAAAGATTACCGGGCATATCGTCTACGGGAGTGACGCAACGTTTTTTATCGATCGGGACAGCTTGTACGGCATTGGATTAAACAACGCCGAGTACTGGCTAGGGGTCATCGGCACCATTCACGACGCGCTTTGAAGGAGGGGGAATAGCGTGAACGACCAGGAATGCAAGGCTTGTGGCTTTCCGAGCGGGTATCTCTACGTCGTTGAAAATACGGAGCCGCGTATCTTTTTGAACTTAAACGGCCGATACATCCAGATTTTTAACGAGGAATATCCGGGTTGGATAGATAATTTCCAGATAAACTACTGCCCGATGTGCGGCAGACGACTTGCGGAACAGGACGCGAAGGAGGAGGAATAGCGATGAGCGAAACACATTGCCCGTATTGTGGGGAGAAGTGGAAGGTTGAGCACACCATCCGCCTTAAATGCCCACAAATGGAATTTTACTGCGACAATCCGAACTGTCCAATCCAACCCAGTACGGGCGCGCTCTTACCAACTGCAGCAATCAGAGATAGGGACGCAATAGGCCCATTTGGAAAGGAGGCCCCTCATGAACATCGGTAAAGCCTGCGCGATATTTGCGCAAATCAACAGCGACAAATACGCGCCCACAGAAAAGGCGGAGGCCATACGGGACGTTTGGGAAATGCCCACCCATAACGGCGTTACCAAAGATGGCATGCTTGCGGTTATCAGGTATTTACTTGCGGAATACGACCGCCTGAACGATTTCGAGCAGACGCAATGCGCAAAGCTGCTCGAAAAGCTGGGCGAGGCGCAGGCAGAGATTGATCGGTGGAAGCAGAACGCTTTCCTTGCCCAGCAGGAAACCGGGTCGATCGTAGAGGACCTGGAGGAGATACGCGCCCAGCTCGCGGCCTCCCAGCGCAGGGAGCGGGCGACGCTGGACGGCGAGCTGACGGATACCCGCAACGGGCGGCGATCCCTGCGAGTATTGCGGCCATGAGGGGCCGTGCGATTTATGTAGTGTGCGAACCGCAGACGACCGGGACGAGGCGCTATTTGAGTATTGCGGCTCGCAGGAGGCCGGGAAAGGAGAGAAGGTATGAACTCAATCTCATTCGGGCAGGTAATTTCGCGCCTCAAATATGGGACGATGCTGACTATCAAGGAGGCGTATACAGGCAAGGAGCTATGGCATCGTACATGGCCGTGGCACGCATCTACAGATATTTTTGCATCAGACGTTTTACGCGCCGAGGTCAACATGTTTATCGTCGTTGATGGCGGCCTGCTGATCGAGGTCATTTTGCCGGACAGCAAGGCCACGCAGGCCGGGGAGGGCAAACGGGATGGCAATTGAGTGGACGCCGGGGCACCCGGAAGATTATGACTACTGGCCGGTAGGTGGCGATCCTAAAAACGGATTCTATCCAACCGAGAAAGGCGTTGGAACCTATTGCTGGAATGGCGAAAAAATAGTACCAAAGGAGGCCACTGATGGCAACTGAAATCGTAAAGGCGCTGCGGCGGATGGATAAGCCGGACATGGCTTATGGATATGACGGCGCCTACAAGTGGCATACCGAGGACATTGGGCGTGACGCCGCCGGCCTGATCGAGCAGCAGGCCAAGGAGCTTGATGCGCTGCGGGAGGCGGGGCGGTGGATACCCGTCGGGGAGGGGTTGCCAGAACCCCATGTGCGGGTGCTGATATATAAGAGCACAAAAACGCCGGGACGTAAGATACACTTTGGGTATTATGGATATTGCGGGCCAAATCAGGCGGGATGGAAAGACCAGTACGGGAATTATGCAAACGTCACCCACTGGATGCCACTTCCCGCCGCACCGGAACAGAAAGGAGAATGATATGCGGTATATTGATGCGGATGAGCTGTTGAAACATACAATCCCTGTGTATGGTGCATACGACGATTCGTGCGAGTTTGAAGCAGTGCCGGTCGGATATGTCAAGGGTGCCCCCACCGCCGACGTTGCGCCCGTGGCACGGGGGCGGTGGATCAATGATGACGGCATCCCCGGTCTGTACCGTTGCAGCGCGTGCGGCATTGTGGATCACCGGGAGCCAAAGCACCGCTATTGCCCCAGTTGTGGCGCCCGCATGGACGCGGAAGGGGGCGGACAGGCACATGCCGAAAGCAAAGCGTAAGTGTACGCATATGCCGTCGATCGGCGTCCGGTATGGGGCGTGCGAGACCTGCCGGCGCTGCGGCGGGAAATGCTACGCGCGGGAGAAGTACGACCGGAACACCGTTAAGCGGCGAGAGGGCAGTTGCAACCCCGCTCTCGCGGGCGGGAGCTACATCGGACGAGCAGTAGCCTACCGCAGAGATAGGCGCACCACGGGGCGTATAAATGGACTGGGAGCGGGGTGTCTGGATGCCGAATTATGAGGGAGAAAAATTGACCGTATGCCCGTTCTATGTACGGGAGGCCGATAAAAGCATATCCTGCGAGGGCGTGATCGACGGGACTGTCACAATGACGCGGTTCGCATCGACCGAGGTAAAAGTGCGGTTTCAGGAGGCAGCCTGTTTTCAGTACGGCAGCGAGAGGGTATGCCCAGTGGCAAAGCAACTCGCGACGCTGTATCTTCAAGGTGATAAAACGGGCCCCGAGTGACGGGGCCCGTTGTCGCTATGCCAGCCTGTCAAGCACCTCCACCGCCGCCGCCTGCATAGATGGCAGGTAATGATAGTATGTACCCAGCGTCATAGATAGGTTGCTGTGCCCGAGGCGCTCCTGCACAATCCGCGGATTGACACCAGCCGCCAGCAGCAATGTTGCGTGCGTATGACGTAAGATGTGGAACGACCTGTGCGGTATCCCGGCGGCCTTGCACGCTCCGGCCATGTACTTGGTCATGTACCAGGGCGACCGCGGGCCACCGTCCGGCGCGGGAAAGACCCACTCGCCCGCAGCGGCTTGCTGGCGTCGCCGCAGCATCTCCACCGTGGCCATGTCCAGCGCGATCACGCGGGCGGATTTACGCGTCTTCGGGGGGTGTACGTAGCGCTGCCTGGGTTCGTACGCACCGACCATACGCCGCACCATAAGCGTGGCGCCATCAAAGTCGAGGTCTGCCCACTTGAGACCATAGACCTCCCCGCGGCGCATCCCCGTGCGGTAAGCAAGCAGGATCATATCGGCCAGCCACGCCGGTCGCGCGGCGGCGATCAGCAGCTTGACCTCAGCAGCTGTAAAGACCCGTACCTCGCGGTAGGATATCGGCGGCAGGCGCACGTCGTCCATAGGGCTGCTGGGTATGTAGCCGTGTTTGGCCGCGTAAGATAGCGTCGGCCGGATGATCTTAAAGAGATTCTGCGCCATAGATGGCGACAGTCCGCCCCCTCGATAGTCCTTACCGAACAGTAGCGCGATAAAGTCTTGGAGGTCCCCCGAGGTGATCTGCGCCACATCCTTGCCGCCAAGGGCTGGCAGAATGTGTACGCGCATTTCTTCTTCCTTCTTGTGCTGCGTGATCGGGGCCAGGGTGATGCGGTATCCCCGCCACCATTCGGCCAGCAAGTCCTTATAAAACATGTTTTCCCCTTCCTTAGAATGAAAGAGGGTGGTATACTATCGATACCACCCTCTGCGGTGGGCGCGGTGGGTCCCGTTGTGCTTTGGCTGGTGCGCGGGGCCTACCTTTGTACAAGCGCCTGGATGATTTCGTCCACGTCGGCCCCGGTATCGGGATCGTACCCGGCGCCGTTGGCGTTGCAGGCGGCTAACCGCTTGCGCAGATCGTCGGGCCTTGTGGTGGTGCCGCGGTAGTAGGTGGTCGTCTCGCCCGTATACGCCAAGTGGTTTTCGTGGTGTACGTGTGTGTAGACACTGCCGTCCGGCATCAGCCAGGTTTCGACGCTTCCCGCGTATGCATCCTGATACGGTCCCGCGCCGTACACATCATACTCGTGGATTTTTTCGCCTGTCCTTTTGATATCTTCGTACTTCATGGCCTTTTCCTTTCTCCCCACCTTTAGCCGGGCGGGGGGCGGCTGATTGTTGTGTCTTACCACTTAACGCCCGGTATAACCTCGGACGGCACGATGGGCACCAGCGTATCGTCCGGCATGCATACCACAAACTTGCCGTATGCAGCCGCGTATGCGGCCCCATGGGCGGTCTCGGCGACTGCCTCGCGGTCACACAGGATCACTACCATATCCATGTTGTCCGTCGTCTTTGTGCAACCCCGCAGGGCGATATGGTGATACTTGGGGTTGATGTAAAACTGGTCGTCCGGCAAGTCAAAGCGGATTGTGTAGTAGCGCTCGCCCGGGTCCCATGTTTTGTACTCGGTGTATTCGGCCGGTCTCGGGGCGCGCTTTCCGGACAGGTCATCTACGATGCGGGCGACAAAGCGGCGCTTGGACAGATCGCTTAGCGCGTGCGGGGATGAGGTTGTGGGCGGTGCGTCCAGTATGGCTACCTCGATATACTCTGTGTGCTTTAACATTTTTTGTTCTCCTTTCTTTTCTCCCGGTCTTTCGCCCGCCCGGGAGGGCTTTGTTCTGCTTTTGCTTACCGTTTTATCACTTTTTACGTACTAAGTATATCATATGATGTACCAGTGTCAATAGCAATTTTTTATTATTTCATAGTTTTTTTCGTGTTGATTTTGTACTAAGTATATTATATAATGGATTTGCGGGAGGTAAGCGCGTATGATTAGATACTATAAGCTGTTTGATCTGCTTGAGCGCCGCGGCCTAAAAAGGATGGATATGGTGACGTGCGCGGGCTTGGGGCGACCTACTATGACCCGGATCAACAAAGGCCAAGGCGTCAGTACGGACAGCATAGACCGCCTATGCGCCTGGCTGGGCGTGCAACCCGGAGACATTATGGAATATTTACCGGATCAACCTATTGACAAGCCGCCGTAATCTGGTATTATATAGGTGTCGTGTAAGCGTGGATTGAAATTATTCGCAAAAAGGCCAAAAGTAAAGCTACCAGTCGCTCCTCGCACAGGAGCGTAGATTGAAATATCCTCTTTACCCATAGATGACGCAGAGCAGGGTCGCCCCCACGTAGGGGCGCGGATTGAAATTATAAGTCCCTAGACGTTCCCCGCAAGTCATTACCCCGGCTCCTTAAGGTTTTACGAGAAATGGTCCTTTGGCTTAAGAGCTCTTTGCCACATTGGCAACGGAGCTCTTTTTTGTTGCGCGCAGAACTGGGGGGCGTGTTGCAACGCAACGCGCTATCCTTTTGGCATGGACGACAGGGCAGGCAAGGCACGGGCGAGCTACGAACAAGGCAAGCCAATGCAGCAAATTGCAAAGGATTTGGGAGTTTCCCCGGCTACCGTCCGCTCGTGGAAGTTGCGGTATAAATGGGGCGAGCCTCCCGTGCCTGCAACGCCCCGCCCAAAGGGAAAGCGCAACGCACATCCTCCGACGCAACGCAACGCGCGCCCAGTGTCGTCTGAAACGGCGCATAAGCTGGCGCAGGCCGTGGCCGGGTGCGAGCTTACCGAGAAAGAAAAGCTGTTTTGCCTGTACTATGTGACCACCTTTAATGCCGCGCAGTCCTATGCCCGTGCCTATGACTGCGCATACTCCACGGCCATGAGTAGCGGCAGGCTGATGCTGCAACGCCCGCACGTACGCACCGAAGTGCAACGCCTGCGGGAAATCCGCTTCCAGGAGACGCTTGCAACGGTGAACGATCTGGTGGACCTGCACATGCGCATTGCCTTTGCCGACCTAGGGGCATACGTCGAGTTCGGACGCAAGACCGTGGAGGTAATGGGCGCATTCGGGCCTCTAAAGGACAAGCAGACCGGCGAGCCGGTGACGAAGGAGATTAACGACGTGCGATTCCTGGAGAGCGCCTGCGCGGATACGCAGCTCCTTGCAGCCGTCAAGGTAGGACGGGATGGCGCGTCGATCTCCCTGCGCGACCAAGAAAAGAGCATGGCATTCCTTGAGCGGTTCTTTTCTGCCAATCCCATGGACAAGCACCGCAGGGAGTACGACAACAAGCGCCTGGAGTTGGAGGCCCGCGCGGTGGCCGCAAAGGAAAAGGACGTTGGCATGGGCGATGATGACGAAAGCACCGGCGTCGTGGTACTGCCAGACGTCGCGCTGATAGATGATGCGGTCAACCCGCAGAAGGAGGACTTACAAGACGGAAGCGAACATGAGCGCCAAGGAGAATGACGTGCTTTCGCGGTACGACATGCATGTGGAGGGCAACAAGGTCTCGTTCACGCCCAAAGCCCCGCGCGCGGACGGGATGAAGCTGTTCGGGAACTGGGTGGGGTTCAGCTATAATCCCAGTCAGGAAACGATTCAGGAAGCTAAGAAGCTGCTCTTTAAGTCTCTGGAGGACGCCATCATGAACGGCGACTTCATATTCTGCGACAATTCATCCAAGTTTGAGGGGATTGATCCGGTTGTTGAAGAGCTGTCCCCTCCTACAAGGTACACGCTGGGCCTAAAGATAGGGACATTCGCAAAAGCGCCTATCCCTGGAAGCCTGGAAGAGGGGACAGGCCCCGATCCTCTCGCCATATACGAGTAGCGCAGCATGCAGCCCGGCGTTGGCGACAGGTTCATGGGACCGGCCGGGGCCATATGGACGGTCGATAGTATCAACCTGAAGCGCGGCACCGTTTATGTGTGGGTGCGCAAGGGCGATACCGTGGTGCGAGCGAAGGTGTTCATGGAAGCTTTTGCGTCAGGGATGCTCAAAAAGATAAGGTGAAAGGCAGGTACACACATGGAAAAGGCAATGTTATCCCAGCCGATGGCCGGGAAAACGCAGGAGGAAATCGTTGCTACCAGGGAAAAGGCGATGCAGACCCTTTCCGAATCGGGTTACGAGGTCGTGAACACGCTGTTTACGGATGAGTGGTATTCGCACGAGCAGATGGAGGCCCGGGGCGTCGTGCAGGTTCCGCTTTGCTTCCTAGCGAAATCCCTCGAAAGCATGAGCCTGTGCCATGCTGCGTTTTTCTGCAAGGGCTGGGAAAAGGCACGCGGCTGCCGTATAGAGCATGATGCGGCCGTAGCTTACGGCCTCAAAGTTCTTTACGAGGAGCAGGAATGAGCGCAGCCGCCCTTGCCGTAGCCCCTAAGCGCATCGTCTGGCAGCCCCAGCCGAAGCAGGCCGCATTTCTCGCCCGGCCTGAATACGAGGGGCTGTACGGCGGCGCTGCTGGTGGCGGCAAGAGCGACGCGCTCCTCGCTGAGGCCCTGCGGCAAGTACACATTCCGTGGTACCGGGCGATCATTTTCCGCAGGACCTTCCCCGATTTGGCAGACCTGATAGACCGTTCCCTTGAGATTTATCCGTTTGCATTTCCGCGTGCGAAGTATAACGGGGCGGGCCATTTCTGGCTGTTTCCATCGGGCGCCAAGATTTACTTCGGCTCAATGCCTCATGACGCGGATCGATTCCGGTACCGCGGACGTCAGTTCGACTTCATCGGCTTCGACGAGCTCACCCTGTTTTCATGGGAGCAATATTCTTACATGTTTAGCCGCAATCGCGCCAAGGGGCCAAACACGCGCGTTTACATCCGCTCTACGACCAACCCCGGAGGCATCGGGCACGGCTGGGTCAAGGACAGGTTTGTCACGGCCGCACCACCTATGACGCCGATTAAGACCGAGTACGAGATCATCCGGCCGGATGGTTCACGGCAGAAGATCGTGCGATATCGGGTATTCGTGCCCGCCACGGTCTTTGACAACAAGATGTTGCTGACCAACGATCCCATGTACCTCGCGCGCCTCGCCATGATGCCAGCCGCATACCGCGACGCGCTGCTGTACGGTTCGTGGGATAGCTTCGAGGGACAGTGCTTCCGGGAGTGGACAAACGATCCCGCGCACTACGATGACCAGCTCCACACGCACGTCATCAAGCCATTCCCCATTCCTAAGCATTGGCCGGTGTACCGGTCGCTGGACTGGGGTTACTCCAAGCCGTATTCGGTCGGGTGGTACACGATGGACGAGGACGGGCGGGCATATCGCATCGCGGAGATGTACGGGTGCACGGGGGAGCCAAATGTTGGCGTGCAGCAGCACCCCTCCCAAGTGGCTGCGGCGATTGCCGGGATGGAGCGCGATCATCCTTTGCTTAAAGGGCGCAAGATTACCGGAGTTGCCGACCCATCCATCTTCGACGTAAGCCGCGGGCCGAGCATCGCAGAAATGATGGCCGCTTCGCCCAACTTCATCTACTGGGAGCCTGGCGACAACACTCGCATCCCCGGCAAGATGCAGTATCATTACCGCCTTGCGTTCGACGCGGATGACCGCCCGATGCTGTACGTTTTCAACACCTGCACCAATTTCATCCGCACGTTGCCGACGCTGGTATACGATCCCGTGCGCGTGGAGGACGTGGATACCAAGCAAGAGGATCACATTTATGACGAGTGCCGGTACCTCCTGATGTCTCACCCGATGCAGGCGCCTAAGATCGTGGAGCAGAAGCCCAAGTCCTACGATCCTCTCGACCTTTGGAACGACCCGACCAAGCCGCTGGACAAGTACAAATTTTACCGTATATGAGGTGCAACATGGAAACGATTCAGGGAACCCCTATTATCGGAAAGGAACAGATCGCCAAGGCCGAGGAAACCCTGTTGCGGTACAAACGCGGCAAGGCGAACCTTGACAAGCGCATCATCGAAAACGAGAAGTGGTTCCGCCTGCGGCACTGGAATGTCATCAAGCCCGAGGGAAAGAAAGAGGGGGATCTGGAGCCGGTATCGGCGTGGCTGCTCAACACGATCACCAGCAAACACGCCGATGCGATGGATAACTACCCATCCCCTGCCGTTCTTCCCCGCGAAGCAAGCGACAAAGCGGCCGCCGATGTGCTTTCGGAGGTTCTGCCGTGCGTACTCCAGCAAAACAAGTACAAAAAGACGTACTCGGATGTGTGGTGGTACAAACTCAAGCACGGCACGGGCGTAAAGGGCGTGTTTTGGGACAACACCAAGCTCAACGGGCTGGGCGACGTGGACATCCGCAAAATCGACCTGCTCAATCTTTACTGGGAGCCCGGCATAACGGATATCCAAAAATCCCGCAACCTTTTCCATGTGGAGCTGTGGGATAACGACGTGCTCAAGGAGGAGTACCCGCAGGCAAAAGCGCAGGCGGGCGTGAGCGCCCTCATGCCCGAGCGGTACATTTATGAGGAGAATATCGACGTTACCGATAAAAGCGCCGTGGTTGACTGGTACTACAAGCGCCGCGTAGGCACCAAAACCGTATTGCACTTTTGCAAGTTCTGCAACGGTGTGGTGCTGTACTCCAGCGAGGACGATCCGGAGTATGCCGAGCGCGGCTATTACGACCATGGCCTTTATCCCTTCGTGTTCGATGTTCTATACCCTGAGGAGGGCTCCCCTGCCGGGTTCGGGCTGATCGATATCTGCAAAGACCCCCAGCTCTATATTGACAAACTCAGTGCGGGTATCCTCAAGGGGGCAATCATGGCAACCACGCCTCGCGTGCTGGTGCGCGGGGATGGAAAGATCAACGAGGCGGAGTTCTCCGACTGGGGAAACCCGATAGTTCACGTGTCCGGAAGCTCCGCTGATCTGCGCGACGATGTTATGCCGCTTAATGCTGTTGCTCTCCCGGACGGGTATATCAATCTGCTCGACTGGAAGATCAACGAAATGAAGGAGACCAGCGGCTCCCGCGATTTCAACCAGGGCGGCACAACCTCCGGAGTGACCGCTGCCTCCGCCATCGCCGCGCTGATGGAGGCGGGCAACAAGCAATCCCGAGACATGCTCGGCATTTCGTACGACGCTGACGAGCAGGTCTATAACCTCAGCATTGAGCTTTTCCGTCAGTTCTATACGGACGCGCGCTCCTTCCGCATCGTGGGGCAGGACGGAGCCGAGAAGTTCATCGCTTTTGACAATGCGCAGATCGTATCTCAACAGCAGGGCGTGGCGTTCGGTGGCGGAATTGCCGCCAAGGCCCCGGTGTTCGACATCAAGGTTACGGCACAAAAGAGTTCCCCGTTCTCGACGGTGGCGCAGAACGAGCGCGCCAAAGAACTGTATTCGGCGGGATTCTTCCTTCCGCAAAACGCGGATCAGGCGCTCGCGGCCCTTGACATGATGGATTTTGAGGGAATTGAGGCTGTGCGCAAGCGTATTTCCGAGAACGGAACTATGTTCCAGCTCATGCAGACGATTATTCCGCAGGTACTTCAAATGGCGGCGCAACTCGACAAGGAACACGGTACTCAGCTCGCCCAGGTATTCGCGATGCAGTTCCAGCAGTTCGCGGGCGGCGGTGCCAATATCGGTATGCAAAGTGCCGAGGGCGAGGTTAATTCTATCGGCCAGCTCATAGGAACAACCGCGGGAGGCGCGAGAATGCAGGCGGCACGGTCCGCTACGCCGCAAGTTTAGGAGGCAAGCATGACAGCGATTAAGGTCGCCCACAAGGGCAGGAGACATATCATTCTGATAACGGGACACTCGCAGTTCGCGGATGCCGGGAAGGACATCGTTTGCGCGGCAACGTCCATGCTCTCATACACCCTCGCCAACAACCTCATTGCGGATTACGGTGCGGACGTCAAGGTGGGCGACGGCACTATGGTAATTGACGTGCGCGGCGGGCGCAACGTGCGCTGCATCATTGACGCGATTATGGTCGGTTACGACATGCTCGCGAAAAGCTACCCTACCAACGTAAGGGTGAACCGGTAGCAGAACTGGGGGGCATCCGCCGTATCAAAGTGATACGCTCTTACCAAGTGGCACGCTGGAAAGACAGTGCATGACACACCGGAAAGACGGCGGATGACGCTTCGGAAAGACGAAAGGAGACGCACCATGAAAAAAGCATTATTGACCTTGAACCTGCGCCTGTTCGATGGAGAGGGCGGCGCTGCTGGCGGACAGGCTGCCGCGGCTGCTACGCCTGCGGGTGCTCCCGCTGGTGCTGATAAGCCCGGTGCCGGTGCTGAAAAAGCGCCCGATCCCATGGCCGCTGAGGCCGCTCGCGTAGAAGCTTTTGAAAAGCTCATCAAGGGCGATTACAAAGACCTCTACGGAAAGAAAATCCAGCAGAGCATCGACGCGCGGTTCAAGGAGACAAAGGGTTTGCAGGAACGGGTTTCCTCCTATTCTCCGCTCATGGAGATGCTGGCCGATAAGTACGGCGTTGACGCGAAGGACGTTGATGCGGTTATAAAGGCCGTGCAGGAGGATGACAGCTTCTACGAGGCCGAGGCTGTGGACTTGGGCTTGCCCGTCTCAAAGGTCAGGGAACTCAAACGCCTTGAGCGCGAGAACAAAGCGCTCAGAGAGGCCGAGATAGCCCGCCAGCGTCAGGTAGAGGGCGAGAAAACCCTCGCTCGTTGGCAGTTCGAGAGCGAGGAGGCCAAGAAGGTTTATCCCAGCTTCGATTTGAACAACGAGGCCCTGAACAATGACTTTGTGTCCCTTCTGCGGAGCGGCGTGCCTGTAAAAACGGCCTATGAGGTCATCCACCATGATGAAATCCTCGGGGGCGCCATGCAGTATACGGCCGAACAGACCCGTAAGCAGACGACCGAGGACATCCGCACCCGCGGCATGCGTCCGCAAGAGAACGGCGGCGCCGGTTACGCCCCGGCAAGCACCGCCATGGACCCCAAGAAGATGACCCCGCAGCAGCGGGAAGAAATTGCCCGGCGCGCGGCCCACGGAGAAAAGATTACCTTCGGCAGATAAAAGTCGGCGGCAGACACATTCTCCCGGGATCGCAGAAAGGAGAATGTATGTTTGCCACTATTTTCATGTCCAAACTCCTGCCCCTGAACCTAGCCCTGTTCGACGTGATGAACACCACGGCCGACGCGAACCTCACTCCCGAAATGCACGACTACTACGTCGGCGTTTTGGAAGATAGTGCCGAACCGAAGCTCGTTCACGATCAGTTTGGGGACGATTACAACATTCCCGCGAACAGCGGGAAAACGCTCATCTTTAGGATTTTCTCGAAACTCGCCAAGGCGCTCACTAAACTTGTGGAAGGCATCACGCCCGCAGGAAACTCCATCAGCGTGACCGAGCTTGAAGCCACCGTAGACCAGTACGGCGATTTCATTCGTCTGACCGACGTGCTCCAGCTTACGGCTGTGGATAACCTGATGGTCCGCTCCACGAAACTCTTAGGCTCTCAGGCCGGGCGGACGCTCGACACCGTAACACGCGAGGTACTGGCGGGCGGCACAAACAAGATGTTTGCCCCCAACGTTGTAAGCGGAACCGCTACCGATGTGCTTCAGCGCGCGGACATCACGGCCAATGCTCAGCTCACCGCCGACCTACTCATTTATGCGGTTGCCAAGCTCCGCGGCATGGACGCCGATCCCCTGGATGATGGCTCCTACGGCGCTATCGTCCATCCCCACGTGGTCGCCGACCTCATGAAGGATAAGGACAACTGGCAGGAGTGGAACAAGTATACGAACCGCGATGCACTGTTGCGCGGTGAAATCGGCATGATGGCCGGTGTGCGATTCGTCCAGTCTACCGAGGCAAAGGTTATCGCGCCCGCCGCCCTCTTCGGAACCATCAACCGCCTGACCCTCAAGACCGCCCTCGACGGCACCGGCTCTGTCACCATTGCGGTAAAGGAGGCCATATCCGCGGCTGAGGCCGCAGAACTGACCGCGAAGATCGGCGCAGGCACCGTCAAGATTTACGTCAGCGGAAAAGAAGCGACGCTGTCCGCTGTAACTGCTGGCGTTGCGGGCTCGGCCACATTCACCGTTACCGCCGCCGTCCAGAACGTCGCCGCCGATTCAATGGTCTGCGGTTATGGAGCGGGCAAGGATGGCAGTGCCATTTACTGCACGACCTTGTTCGGGGCTCATGCCTACGGCGTGACCTCCGTCCGCGGTGGTGGCCTTGAGTTCATCGTCCATCAGAAGGGATCTGGCGGCGTGTCTGACCCGCTCGACCAGCGCTCTACTGTAGGCTGGAAGGCTCTCAAGACGGCCGAGCGCCTTACCGAGGAGAACATGCTGCGCATCGAACACGGTTGCTCCAAGTTCTCCGCGACTGCGAAGTCCAACTGACCATAGGGGGAGGCCCGTCCTCCCCCTTTCTTTCAAATAAGGAGGATTATTATGTCGAAGAACAACGAGGCTGCGGTGACGAATGATGCTGTTCAGCAGCCCAACCCGGAAGAAGCTCCCGTACAGGAGAACAGTACGGCTTATCTGATGGAGTATGTGCCTATCAAGCTATTCAAGGACAGCCGCAGGTACAACAAGCCACTGTTCGTCAGCGTGGGCGATTACTCCGCCACGATCCCGCGCGGTTCCGTGCAGTATGTGCCCCGCTTTATAGCACAGCATATCGAGGAGTGCCTTGAGCAGGACGAGCGCACCGCCAAGATGATTGAGGCCCTGGTCGAAGAATCCGAGACCAAGTATAGGCAGGTCGGCTGAGGGGGCGTAATGCCCCCTTTTCAGGCAGCATGGGGGTATCAGCATGACAGCTCAGGAGGTAATTTCTCAGGTCAACGGGCTACGCCCGAATCCATATTCGGACGATGATAAACTGCGCTGGCTCTCCAATCTGGATGCGCTCATCTGGCAGGAAGTCATAAGCTGGCACGAGGGCGCTCCCGTGAAGCCCGAAGCATACACCAGCCTTGACACCACACTCTTGGTTTCTGAGCCGTACTCCGACATCTACATCAAACACCTGCTGCTCCAGATTGACTACTACAACGCCGAGTATGCTCGGTACAACAACGATATGGTCATGTATAACATGGCGCTCGAAAACTTCTCCGGTTTCTATAACCGGACGAACATCCCAAAGAAAACAGCGATCCGGCTCCCGTGAGGTGCGTATGCAGCAGTATCCTATGCTCTCCGAAGTAAGAGTGGAGCGCGATATGATCCGCGAGTTCAAAGGGCTCAACCACAATCTTCATGCCGATGACAAAGAGTTCTACGACATGGGGAATATGAGTTCAAGCCTTTATCCCATTGCGTCGCCTCGCGGCCCGCGGGGAAAGCTCCTCACGCTCTCCAAGCCCAACGGCCTGTTTGCCCATGAAAAACTGGCATGGGTGGACGGGACTTCTTTCTATTATAATGGTGTTCTTCGCGGGTCCGTCGAGGACAGCCCGAAGCAGTTCTGCGCTATGGGGGCCTATATTCTGATCTGGCCTGACAAGGTAGCGTACAACACGTCCACGGACGAGTTCATGAACCTCGGCAATCACTTCGCGAGCACGGGCACGGTATCCCTGACGCTCTGCAAGCGGGATGGCACCGCATACAGCTCCTATACCGTGTCAGGTACGGCCCCAGTCAGTCCCGCAGACGGCGCGCTGTGGATGGACACGAGCTCCACCCCGCACGTCCTCAAACAGTATTCGACCGCCAGCAGTTTGTGGGTTGCCATTGCAACAACGTACGTCAAAATCGACGCAACCGGAATTGATGAGGGATTCGCGGCTTACGACGGCGTAACGCTCTCAGGCTTCACCAATACGGCGTTCAACGGCAGCTTCCTCTTGGAGGCGGTCGGGACGGATTACATCGTCGTGACTGGCATACTGGACGCCTACACCGAGCAGGCGGCCGCCGTGACGGTAGAGCGGAAGATTCCCGACATGGATTTCTTCACAGAAAGCGAGAACAGGATATGGGGCTGTTCGTCGGCAAACCACGAGATATACGCCTGCAAACAAGGCGATGCAAAAAACTGGTATTCATACGCGGGCATCGCAACCGACAGTTACACCATGACGGTGGGCGCGCCGGGCGCGTTCACGGGGACAATCGCACATTTGGGCTATGTGCTGTTTTTCATGGAAGACCGGATACTTAAGGTTTACGGTACAAAGCCAAAGGATTATCGGCTCGACGTGACCAATGCGCGCGGTGTGCAGAAGGGCAGCGAAAAGAGCCTTGTCATTGTCAACGAGGTGCTCTTTTACAAGGCGCGCGGGGGCGTCTGCGCGTATGCCTCGGAGCTCCCGGCTGGGATTTCCCTTGCGCTCGGACCCGACGACTACTACAACGCCGTGGCTGGGGCATTCGGAGACAAATACTACATTTCCATGCAGGACGGCGCCGGGGTATGGCATCTTTTCGTGTACGACGCGCTCCGCGGGCTCTGGCACCGGGAAGATAACACGCAGGTCAAATACTTTGCGCGAGTAGGTGGCGAGTTGTACTTTGTCGCAGAAGATACGCTTTACAGCGTGGGCGGAAGTCTGGACTACGGCACCACGCCCACGACGGAGGGCAAGGTCAAGTGGTATGCCGAAACCGGCAACATTGGGCTGAAACAGCCCGATCATAAGTACGTCAGACAGGTGCAGCTTCGCCTTGAAGCACAGGGACTTGTATACATATCGGTCAAATACGACAGCTACGGCGCGTGGCAGGAACTCTACAGGATAGAGCATGCCCGCATGCAGTCCATATCCCTTCCCATCCTCCCGCACCGTTGCGACACTATGCGGATACGGTTCTCGGGTGAGGGCGTGTGCAGGCTGCATTCCTTGACGAAGTCCATTGAATCGGGGAGTGACTTATGAGCGTATTCAAGCAAATTGTGATGCCCGATTTCGGGTCCATGTCCCCCTCTCAGATGCAGCAGGCGCTCAAAGAATACCTGTTGTCGCTGACCAAACGCATAGAGTTCTCGCTCTCTGCCATTGATGAAGACAATCTGTCGCAGGAGATAAAAGATAAGCTGGACGCCGTTCCGGACAATACGGCCATTTTCCAAGCGATTTCCGTAGTACAGGAAAACATGCGGGTGCTTTCTTCCTCGATCATCGCAACCATAAACGCATCCACAGAGGCCGCCAAAATCAACACGTCGAAGATCAACACCGGGAACTGGACCTACAACGGGAGCGGCGTAACCGGCCCGAGCGTAACGATTTCCTCAACCGCCCTCAGTGTGGCGGGGGTGAACGTACTTACCAAACTGGCGGACCTCGAAAGCCGAGTTCACGCCCTTGAGGAGGCATAGACGATGGCAACGCTTAAAGTTGGTTCTTCCGGGAGCAGCGTAACCGAATTGCAGAAGCTCCTCAACCAGGCGGGGTATAGCATTTCCGTGGATGGTTCGTACGGCTCGCAGACGGCGGCCGCCGTCAAAGCGTACCAACAGGCCAACGGATTGTCCGTGGATGGAATCGCGGGTACACAGACGCTCGGCTCCCTCCAGGGTACGAGCCCGACCGCGCAACCCGCGAGTTATTCCAGCCTGCTTCAAGAGATGGCCGGCTCCGTCCCTCAGTACAGCGCGCCTCCCTCCTATGTAAGCGCGTACTCCTCGCAGATTCAGGATATGCTCAACAAGATTACCTCCCGCGAGAAGTTCTCCTACGATTTTAACGCCGATCCCCTGTACAACCAGTATAAGGACCAGTATGTCAGGCAGGGGCAGCTCGCCATGCAGGACACGATGGGAGAGGCGGCGGCGCTTTCGGGCGGATACGGCAACAGCTATGCAACGACCGCGGGGCAGGCCGCGTATCAAAATTATCTGTCTGGTCTCAATAACATCATTCCGCAGTTGCGGGACGCTGCCTATTCCATGTATCAGGGTGAGACAACCGACCTCAACAACCAACTCGCGGCGTATCAGAACATGGATGCCGCGGACTACGAAAAATATCAGGGCTCGGTGGCGGCAAATCAAAATGCCTTCTCCAATCAGCTTGCGGCATGGGACGCGCAGCAGGGATTGCTACAGACGCTCGCGGCGCAGGAAGCGGCGGCCGCAACGGCTGCGAAGAAGCCTAGCGGCCCGTCAAATTATGTCGGCAACAAAACGAAGGATGAACTTGAGGATATCGCCGTCAACATGTATCAGAGCGGCAGGGACCCGTATTTGCTCGTAAAGAGCTCTTCGCTGACCAGCGCTCAGAAATCCTATGTTACCTCGCAGATTTCCGAAATATTTGATAAAGTTGGCGACAAAAAGAGCGCGGCAAGGGGGAAGTAACCTATGAGCGCCTGGGAAAAGCTCAAGCAGCGCCAGTATGAAGAGGGTGTGCGCGGTGCTGATAAGCCCGTGGTGTCCTCTTATGTCTATAACCCCAAGGAATCGAGCGTGCTCAATAAGCTCCACAAGGCGCAGGCCGAGAGGGAGTTGCAAATTGATATGCAGCAACGCCGGCAGGCTGCCGAGCAGGAAGCCCGCGACCGCGCCGCCTCCGCATTGAGAGGCGCATCTACTTCCGAGTTCTATCGGTATGACCGTGCCGCGTCGAACCCGGCGCCCTTCAACTATGCGACTACGCCCGCAGAGCAGCAGGCCCTCAACGGCATGCGTGTGTCTGACCTGTATCGGTACGATCGGGCACAAACGGCGCTACAGCAAGCGGCTACTCCGCTTCCGCAGCCCATCCCCTCCCCTTCCGTTCCCGCGTCTACTCCATCCCCGACGACCGGGAACGACGCGTTGCGCGCCGCCGCATACTCCACGAGCCACCCGGAGGTTTCGAACTTTTATCACCTTGATAGGGCGGATATGGCTCTTAGGAGTTTCGACAAGCCGAACCCTGCCGTTGACCTCAAGAATCGTCCTATAATCGATGCGGATACTATGCGCGCTGCCGGATACGATGAGTTCGTTGGTGGCTATGCCTCCCTTTACTCTTCCTCATTTGAGATTAATGGGAAAGAGTATTTATTTACGCCAATCCGGCCGGATGGTTCAATCATACCCAAGGGAAAGCTTGAGGATTACGTATGGGATAAAATGGACAAGGGAAAAAGGCCGGAGGACCTGGATATTTTCCTCGGGAAATTTGACAGATATGAAGGCGCTGATGACTACGGAGAAAAACTGCACAATTATTCGGCGGACTACAACGAAATTATCTGGTCGGATTGGTACAAGAATCTTTCCGAGCGGGTTTCCGGCGCTCCCGCGTCCAAAGCGGCGGCCGCTCCTTCGCTGAGCCGTGATGAAGCGCAGAGAGCCCGCGACCTCGCTCTTGAGCAGTTGCGGCGCACGAAGCAGTATGCGAACCTCGCCTCCTACGGCGCGAACGAGAACGATCCGAAGTTCAGCAAGTACGCGGCGGCGGGCACGGAGATTGACCAGCGGAATCAGCAGGAGAATGCCCGCGCTGACGAGATCAGCAAATGGGCATCGGCTCTTGATCCCACGCAGATGCAGTCCGCAACGGACGTGACAGGGCGCGATACTGCCCTCCGGCAGTACATGACGCAAGAAGAAGTTAATATCTATCGTTACCTGCTCGGAAAATCGGGGGCGCAGGCTGCGCAGAAGTATCTCAACGACTTGGAATACGACCTGAACCGGCGCGAGGCGCAGGCGACCACCGGAGAAATGCAGTCCTTGGCGCAGACGCATCCCGTTCTGGCAAACGCTCTTTCTGTGCCTATGACGGTGCTCAAGCCAGAGGGGGCGCTGTATTCCCTTGCGCAGAGCATAGCCGGGGAACCTATTGATACGAACGACCCCGCTTTCAGCGCCAGCAGAATGCAGGAAGCGATCCGCGGGCAGAGCGCCAGCGATATTCAGACCGGTATTGGAGGCACGGGCGGCGAGGTCGTGTCCAGCCTGTACAATTTCGGCATGTCTTTCCTTGATTCTATGACCGCCGCCGCCGTAACGGGCGGCGCGGCTGGGGCGGGTGCGCTTATGGGTGCAAACGCTGCGGCGGACGTCACTAAGAGCGCCGTTCAAAGGGGGGCTACGGGCCAGCAGGCCATAACTGCCGGGGGGCTGACGGGCCTCGTTACCGGCGTACTCTGGTCGGTGGGCGTGAAAAACCTGCTCAATATCGCTACAAAATCGGGCGAGCTGTCGATCATTCGGAGCGCGCTTAACCAGGCGGGCGTTCAGGCGTCCCAACAGGCCATAAACGAACTCGCCAATATTATCGTTGACAACGTGACGATGCAAGACCTTTCAAACTACTCCCTGTCCGTCGATGCCTATGTACGGCAGGGTATGAGCCAAGCAGACGCAGAGCGCAAGGCCACGGAGGATGTTGCGAAGAACGTTGGCCTCGCTTTCGCCAGCGGCGGTGCAATGGGCTTCGTTGCCGGTGCCGGTGCGGCGGCGTACAGCCGGGCACGCGCGTCCTCTGCGTGGCAGAAGATCGCCCCCGATTTTGGAGTGGGAGCGGAAGAAGCCCCCGCCGCGGCTGCCGGCATCGGAGGCGAATCTGCGCCCGTCGAAAATCCACTCGCCGTGGCCGCCCGCGAAATGGCGACCAACGCAGAGCCTCGTACCGTTGCAAACAAGCCTGTTGCAACCGCCCCTGCTTCGATTCATAAAGGCACGGACGTACAAACACCCGCGTTGCGTTTTGAGGGCGCAGAGGGCAACGTACGGCTTCGTACGCCGAGCGGTGTTGTTCCCGTTGAGGAGGCGAGCTTCCCGGATGAGCGCACGGCACGGCTTTATACTCATGCCACAGAGTACGACGCGCAGACGGCCAATAAGTTTATTGATGCGTATGGCGGCGGGGGCGTTGACGGGTACGCGCAAGGCTTCAAAAGCATGTACACGTCCGGCCGTCGCGACACGCCCTACCGGGACGCCCTTACAAGCCTGTACGCCCAGCAGTATCTTTCCGAGGATGCCCGCACGACTGCGTATGCAGCGGGGATGAATGCAGCGAAGCCTGCGGTTAAAGCACAGGTAGAGGCGAAGCCCGCCGCGGAACCGATCGAGGAACAGGCCGGGGAGATTCTCGGGAAAGCCGCGCCGCAGGGAGGGCTCATTCGGCAGGACACGGCAGAGAACCTTTCCCCCGAGAATCAGGCGCAGCTTGACGTGCTGGATGAATTGGGGAAAAAGTACGGCCTTTCCATAAAGACGGCCGATAAGCTGGCAAGGCCGGATGGCGTATCCGTGAACGGCTCCTATAACAAGGAGACGCGCGAAATTACCATTGCCATGGATGCCATGGAGGATGCGTATCTCTTTACCGGCATACATGAAATGACCCACCACATTCAGGGTCAGGTTCCGGAGGAATACTCCATTCTGGAGGATTTTGTTCTTGACAAGCTCAAATCCAGTCCCGACTTCGGAGAAGATGCCCTAGAAAAGCGCATCAATACGTACATTGATGCCGGATTCGACCGGCAGGGCGCCATTGATGAAATTGTGGCCGACACGATTCCCTCCGTCCTTTCCGACGAGGAAACAGTAAGACGGCTGGTTAACGAGCACCGCACGCTCGCCGAGCGCATTCGCGATTTCCTGAAAAAGTTCGTTGACAACCTGAAAGAGATTATTCAGCGCGTTTCCAAGCGCGGCCGCAAAGAGACTGTGGCGCTCCAGAACGACACCGACGCGCTTCGGCAGATTTACGACATGTTCGACACCGCGATGCAGGACGCGGCAGATAGTCCCTCTACCGGGATTGAGCTTTCCTCCCCCGAGAAGTATTCACCGAAAGCCCGTGATGTTATCGAAGGGTATATGGAGGCGGTCGATGAAAAAATCGTGTCCATGCATGATGCTGCCGTACAGGACAAAAACAAATGGATGCCCTCGTATGAATTTCAGGAGGTCTCTGATAAAGAGGCCGAGCAGATATTGTCTCTGACTGGCGTTGACACGGCGGGATTCTCCCATGCCATTGACAAGATCGCGTTGCTTCACATCGAAAGACGTCACGGAGAGAATGGATCGCAAGACAAAACGATGCGCGACGTTAATGATGTTGGGCGTATTCCGTTTGTTATTGAGAATAGCGATAATATCACGCGCGCCGTGAAGCAGAATGGAGAGCTAGTTTTCAGCACACGGTACAAAAATAAAGATGGCAGCCTTTCGCCGGTCATAAGGTACGAGAAGCGCGTTGATGGAGTTTTTTGTGTTGTCGAGGCTGTTCCTGATACGGATGCAAAATTGCTCTATGTTGAATCTGCCTACATGAAAAAGGGAGGCTCCCAGGTTCCGGATGCCACAGGGGCTTCACGGATTACGTCCGAAATCGAGCCTGGATCTGCTCCCTCTACATCTATTATACCCGCGCAGGGAGAAAATAGCAACAACAGTAACGAAAAATTCTCTCTTAAAGACGTTGAACCTGTTAACCAGAATGAGCTTGATCGCCTCCAGGATGAGAATACCGGGCTGCGAGCTGCTGCCGACGAGTTACGGAACCAGTTCCAGCGGGTGCCTGTGACCGATATTTCCGCGGCGACCGTGAACAAAATCGCCAGCAACCTTCTCCGCGAGTACAACAGCGACTACGATAAAGCGATGTTAGCGGAAAACCTCGCCTCCATTTACGATGTCATGGCGCACGTGCCCAATTTTTCGTGGGACGAACTTACTTCGATGGGCGTCGGCCTCGCCAATCAGGTGCTTGAAAAATCCCGCAACGTGGACACGGAAATGTACGACCGCTATTCCGACCTGCGGGCACGCTTCCGTGAAAACGGCATATCCCTCACCGAAAAGCAGAAACAGGAAGCGGCGTCCCTGTTTGACGGTTATCAGAATTTCCGGCGCAAGCTGTGGGGCCGGGTGAAGGTAACGAACGATCCGCATACCCTGCTTGATGGCAACTGGGAGGAGCTTAGCACTCAGTACCCCGAACTGTTCCCTGCCGATGCCAACGAGGGCGATCAGGTGCGCTACCTGCTGGACGCCATGGATGCCATCAAGCGGCACCCCATAAATCCATACGGCTACAATTCGGAGGCATATGCCTACGACGTGTTCCTGTCCATGTTCAAGGCTTACTATCAGGAACAGGGGCAGAAGGCCGAGGCGCTTTCCTCCGCAATCAACAGGGCACGGACACAGGCAAAAAACGCCTATGAAAAGCGCCTCCTGCAAGTTAAGGTCAATTACCGGGAGCAGCGCCGGGAGCTTGCGCAGAAATTCCAAAAGTCGCTGGAAGATCAGAAGATGCTCGCCGCTATGGTCGCGGGCCGCGTGAAGAACGAAGCAGAGAAGAAGCAGCTCACCGCATTGAAGGCACAGGCCGAAAAGTATCGCGCGCAGTATTTGAAGCTCTCCTCCTCCAATAACGACAAGCTTGTTGCGCAGAAAGCCTATTATCAGGAGCGCAACCGTGTTTCTCTTGCGAAGCAGCGGGAACGCGCGCAGATGGGCAAGTATCGTTCCCGGATTGAGAGTAACGCCAAAGACCTGTACGCATGGCTGATGCACCCTACGGATAAGCAGCACGTCCCGGAGGCGCTAAGGAAGCCGGTCGCGGACTTTCTCGCTACGCTCGATTTCAGCGGAGACAGAACGAGCAAGCGTGCGGAGTTGTGGCGGGAGCGTATGATTGGCGTAAAGGACGTTGCCGCAAGGCTCACCGAGAACGAATACGAAGATTTTTACGCCGACATTGACCCGGATTTCGTAACGCGCCTTGAGGAATTCATTGGAGCCAGCACCGATATTCGCACGGTGGCCGACCTCAGCGCCGACCAGCTCAAGGAGCTGGACTACCTCGTCGGCATCGTCCGCAAGGCCGTAAAGGAAGCCAATCGGCTCAAGGCGAACGCCGATTATCAGGAAGTGGCCGCGGTCGGGCGCGCCACTATGAACGAGCTTGCTACGCGCAAGGAAATGAACCTCAATAACGGGAAAACTCTCGCCTACAACTTCGCGAATTTTGATCAGGAAGATTCTTTCTCCTATTTTGACGATATAGGCAAGGCGGGCACGACGATCTTTCGAGCGTTGCGCAAGGGATTTGACAAAAAGGTGCGGCATATCGAGGAAGCTGTAAACTTCATGCAGCGCGCTCTCAAGGGGGCCGACATCAGGGAACGGAGCAATACGCCGGTCGAATTTCAGACCTCGGGCGGAAAGCTCAAGCTTACCCAGGCACAGGCCATGGAATTGTACGTGCAGAGCAAGCGCGAGCAGGCGCGCGGCCATATCTTCGGCGGCGGCGTGCGGCCTTCCGACGTTACGATAAAATGGAAAAAAGAGGGGAAGCGCAAGTTGACGTTGCGCTCTACCTCCCCCGTTACCCTGGACGAGGCCGATGTTGAGCGGATCATCAAAACGCTCACCCCGGAGCAGGTGCGCGTGGCCGATGCCATGCAGGCGTTCCTCAGTAATGAGGCCGCCGAATGGGGCAACGAAGCTTCCATGGACCTTTACGGCTACAGGAAATTCACGGAGGAAAACTACTGGCCCATCAAGAGCGACGAATACTACCTGACCACCAACGAGCCTCACAAGGGCGTGGACTTAAACGCGATTCGGAACCTTGGCATGACCAAAGCGACGCTCAAGGGAGCAAACAACCCGCTTGTGCTCAACGATATTTTCGACACCTTCACCCGGCATATCGACGAAATGGCAACGTACGGCGGCATGGTGGTGCCTCTTTCCGATGCCATGAAGTGGTACAACTTCCGGCTGCGCGGCGAGAACAACGAATACCTCGGAAGCGTCAAGCAGTCCATTGGCCGCGTGATGGGCAAGGCCGGAAATGCCTACTTCACCAACTTCATGAAGGATTTGAACGGGCTTGACCGCGGGGCGTACGGCACGGAGATTGCCGACCTTCTTATCCGCAATACCAAGGTTGCGGCGGTCGGCTTCAACGCGCGCGTGATCCTCCAGCAGCCTACGGCATACCTGCGTGCCGGGCTCATGGTCAATCCGAAGTATCTTGCGGCCGCTGTATTCAGCAAGCCGCAAGCGGAAATGGCAAAGAAATATTCGGCGATTGCCCGGTGGAAGTCGTGGGGCTTCTATGAACTGAATATTTCCCGTTCCATCCGGGACATCATCACGGGTGACGAGACCACGCTGACCGCCATCCGGGAATTGAGCATGAAGGGCGCGCAGCTCGCGGATGAAATCACCTGGGGCGCGCTGTGGAATGCCGTTTCGGAGGAAACCCGCGACCTGCACCCCGAATTGACCGGCGAGGCGTTCAACGAGGCCGTGGGGGAGAGGCTTTCGGACGTGATCGACCGTACGCAGGTGGTTGATACCACATTCCACCGCTCTCAGATGGCGCGCTCTCGCGACTTTTCCGTGAAGGTGGCGTCGGCGTTCATGAGTGAGCCCAATAAGTCCTACAACATGCTCCGTTCTGCGCTTGTGGACGCAAAGCGCAATAACACAAAAGCAAGCCGCGAACATGCTTTCCGGGCTTTTCTGGCGTTCCTTCTCTCCTCTCTTGCGACCTCGGCGGCCGCCTCCGTTGCCGACGCTTTCCGGGACGACAAGGATAAGGACGAGCAGGAGAAGGTACGTACGTGGTGGGATAAATACGTTTCATACATCTGGCCGAATCTTGTAGATACGGCAAATCCGCTGGCCCTCATCCCCTACGGAAAAGATGTTTGGTCTATGATTCAGGGTTACAGCCCCACGCGCATGGAACTGGCCGGTATCGACGCGCTGTTCAATTCGGCAACGGCGTGGATAAAGCATTTTACCGGCGAGGGAAAGGCGAGCCTGTACAAGCTCATTTCCGATACCGTAAAGGCCGCCTCCAAGGTGTTCGGGTTCCCCGCGGGCTCTATACTGCGCGAGGCGGAGGCCCTCTACAACACGATATCTCCCGATAACATCGACATGAAGTCCGACACGGCCACGCTGGAACGGACGTATCAGACAATGTACAAGGCCATCGTCGGCAAAGATATGAAGCGTGCCGAGGAGTTGCGCCAGAAACTTTTGAATGGATCTCTTGGTTACAATGCAAGGGGTCAGGACGATATCGACCGGGGCCTGCGGGATGCCATGATGGACCTCGACCCGCGTATCGCCGCGGCCGCAAAGGCCCGGCAGGCCGGAGACCTCATAACCTACGAGAACACGGTGAAAGCCATCAAAAACGAGGGCTGGAAGCAGGATATCGCCATCGGCGCCATCAATAACTACATCACCAAGTACCTGACCGCCAAGAAAGAGGAGCCGGCAGGCGAGTACGCCGAATCTCTCTATAAAACCTCCGATTTCGTGGACGCTTTCGACCGAGGCGACGCTGAGGACATGGACCGCATCAAGAAGTACCTTCTCGCCAACGGAAAGGACGCTTCGGATATCCGGGCACAGGTTTCCAAGAAGTATAAACCCGTTTATGTGGCGTTTGTGCGGAATGGGGACTGGAAGTCCGCTGACGCCCTCGCGCAGAAGCTCTACAGGCTGGGCCTCGGCTATGACGCCGGGGACCTTGTGGAATGGCGAAAGCAGGAGTAGAACTGGGGGGCATGCCCCCCCTATAAGGTGCTATCGTTTAGGCAAGGGGAGGCGGACACGTTGAATCCCATCGTACATAAAATTCGGCTTGATGCCACGAAATACGGCGAACAGGAAAGCATCAATGTCAAGCGGAATGATACCAAGTCCCGCCTTATCTCCGCGACCATTCTTTCGGGCGGAAAGCCCTTTGAGCTTGACGATACCATGACGGTGGTTTTCAAGGGCATCAAGTCGGACGGTACCCAGCTTTTCAATTCCTGCGCCATCAACGGCAGCTCAATTGAATACCTCATCACTACGCAGACCATTTCTGCGGCCGGAACGGTCCAGTGCGAGTTCACGATTTACGGCGCTGATGACGAAATGCTGGCGAGCCCGCGCTTTAGCATTGAGGTTGAGGATGTCCTGTACGACGACGGGGGCGCGGAAAGCACGGACGAGCATAACGCGCTGGCAGCTTTTCAGGTATACGAGAATTACCACAACGCCAAGACTTACATCCCCCTTAACAAGGCCGTGCTGAACGGCTCCTCTTACATCTGCATCACGACCACCACGGGCAACCCGCCGCCCAATCCTGCGTACTGGCTGCTGATCGCTGCCGCAGGTGGTGGTGCGGGCGACATGCTCACCGCGACGTACGACCCGAACCATGACGGCATAATCGGCATCCCGCAGGGCGGCATCGGCGCGGACATGGCGGCGGCACGTGCAGCGCTGAGCGCGGCCGCAACCGGCTTTGTGCAGAGCGGGTCTCTTACCGCCATCACAGAGCCGGGCGTATATCATATCGGTCAAGCCGTCACAGATAAGCCCACAACTAATGGCGGCATATTAATTGTATCCGCTGGTGGCTCGCAGACCGTGCAAATATACGTGTGCAGCGACGAGGGGTCGCAGATATGCAAGCGCAGGCGGGTATCGGGGGCATGGAACGCATGGGATTATGCGCCGTTGATCACCTCGGGCACATGGACGCCGACACTATACGGCGCAAGCACGCCGGGATCTCCGGCATATATCAGACACGATGGACATTATATAAAAATTGGAAATTTTGTATTTTTACAGGCGTCAATCAAGATCAGCAATAGGGGCGGCATGAACGGTCAGGTCTGTATTGGCGGTCTGCCGTTTGCAACTGGCTCTGAGGCGTCAGGATTGGTCGGATACATCGAAGGGACAACGGCAACAAAAGACCTAGTCGTGTACGCGCAAGGCGGCGCAACATATGCAGTATTTTCGTACAACAACGCCGGAAGCACGATAGTACAGGCGACCGAAATCACGGATAGTTTTGGGGCATACGGGATGGCTATCCCGTACCATACGGCATAGGAGGATGGTCATGGAAATTAACGAGGGGTCCTTGCGCATATCCAGTGTATCCATACAGTCCGCCGAGTACGGTATGCGCGCCTACATCAACAGCGCCCGCGGGCGCGCGCAGCTGACGGCTGAATGCCCGCCCGAGATCGTGACGCAGGTACTTGCGGCATGGGGCCCGGAGCCCACGGTGACGGAGCCGGTATACCCCGTGTCTGATCTGCAGCCGGACCCGATGGCGACAATGCGAGACGATGTAGATTTTTTGTTAATCGCCGAGCTAACGAGGGAGGGATTGCTGTGACGACGGATGAGCGTAAGGTGCAAATCCTGCTAGGTCTCATACGACGCGGGCAGATCACAGCGGATGATATTAAGGACGCGGAGTACAAGGCGGCAGTGCAAGCCGCGATGGAGGCGGGCGTATGAACATCAAAGAGTTGAACGATGCCGCCCGCGCCGCATACCAAGCGGCCGGGTTTACCGGCAAGGGAGCAAGGGTTTACGTCGTCGGAACCGGCGTGCGCCCCGTGGGACCTCTGAAAAATGTTGTCGCTTTCACGCCAAACAGCCTTACTGACGACGGGGACCACGAAACATACGTTGCCTCGGTCATTCGCCGGTGGCTCCCGGACGCGGTAATCATATCCGTGCGCGTGGAGGATAACGCCCGCGGCAATCCCACGGAACCCATCGTTGCGGGGCTTGAGGCGGTAGCGCAGGCCATCAAAGCCGATAGGAGCGGGGCTTTCAGCATCGTCAATATGTCGCTCACGTCCATGCTCAATCCGGCTGATCCGCTCGCGGCCCGCTACAACGCGGCCGTGGATATGATTACGGCTGCTGGCGGCGTTGTGATGGCATCCGCGGGCAACACGGACGCGCTGGAAACAAGCCTGTATCCCGCCTGCATATACGACGTGTGGACGGCGGCAGGGCTGACCGAGGACGGCAGGCGCGATCCCCAATCGTCGGCGTCCGAAATGATAGACTTTTCTGACGAATACTCCGTATATGTTCTCAACCTTACCACGCTTGGCTACCATACAGTCATGAGCGGCACCAGTTTCACAATTCCGATTTTGACGAGCAAGCGCGTCCTGATCGGGGAGGTTTTTCGTTCCGTCAAGGGCCGCTGGCCCACGGACGATGAAGCCTACGAGATCGCCAAGGCGCTGGCCGCAGATCTCGGCGCGAATGGACGCGACCCGGATACAGGCTGGGGGGTTGTGAGCATGCAGACGCCGGCCGTCATCAAGGCATTGATCACAAAGGAGGGAACACCGGTGAATACAGTTCGCCCGACGCTACGCAAGGGTTCCACGGGTGCGTATGTCAAGCAGGCGCAGGCATTGCTCAACGAGCATGGCGCGGCGCTCGCGGTGGACGGTGATTTTGGGGCAAAGACGCTCGCGGCCGTGACCGCATTTCAAGCATCCCACGGCCTTGTCGCGGATGGGATAATCGGTCCCAAGACGTGGGCGGCACTGGACATGATGCCCAGTACAACGCCCGTTATGCCGACACCGACAACCGTTAGGGAAAGGGTGATCGCCGCCGCACTGGACGCCGCCGCCTCCCTGATCGGCACGGACTACTCGCAGGACAGGCGCGACAATATCTATCCGGGCGGCTCGTTCGACTGCTCCAGCTTCGTTGCGGCGGTGTATGCGGCCGCTGGGTTCCCGCTGCTGAAAGTGGGCGCGGAGCTGCGTAACTCCACTTCCGAGGTTGACGCGGCGGGGTTTGACCTGATATACCCCTCGACGCGCTCCACCATCGGCAAAAACCTGCCGAGCAAGGCCGGGCTTCTCTCCACCTACGGCGCGCGGGAAGGGGATCTCGTTTTCTTCGGGTTAAAAGACACGCCCCGCGCCAACAAAATTACGCATGTCGCCATGGTGGACAAGGACGCTCTCAACCTTATCCAGACGGCCAACAACCGTGAGAAGTGTTGCCGGGTACCGCTCAACAAGTACGATAAGTGCGTGTGCGCGATCATCCGCCTGCGGGAGGACGTTGCACTTCCCTCGCTGTTCGACATTACGCGGGGAGACAAGCGCGCGTATCTGGTGCGGATGTTGCAGATAGCCCTTAACCTGCGCTACGGGGAACGCCTCGTTTGCGATGGGGATTACGGGTCCAAGACAGCGGCAGCGGTCGCAAGGGTCAATGCGGGGCTGGGCATGCCGAGCGACGTGTGCACGGATAAGACGTGGGCGGCGCTGGGATTTGTCAATAACGGCTGAGGTGGAAACTATGGAACAGACGATGGAGGAGAGAATGCGCGAGATCGAGAAGTCCCTCGGGAGGATGGAAGAAAAGCTTGATGCCACCCTCGACGGGCTGAAAGATCACGAAACCCGCCTGCGCGCATTGGAGGGGAAAGACGGGCGGCGATGGGATGCGCTCGTGGGCCAAATTATAGGGCTTGTGGCCGCGGGCGTGGTTGGGTACTTCATAGGACAGATCATAAAATAAGGAGGGTATTATGAACGACTTTTTCACTTGGGCGAACCTCGCCACTTACTCCGGCGCGCTATTGGCGACCGGGTTCTTCACGCAGATGCTCAAAGGCGTGGGCTTCATTGACAAGATTCCCACCCGCATCACCAGCTACATCATCGCCGTGCTTGTGCTGCTTGCCGGCACGTTCTTCACGGGCAGCCTAACCGCAGACAATGCTATACTTTGCTTCGTCAACGCCGTGGTGGTGAGCTTGGCGAGCAACGGCGCATATGATGCCGCGGCGGGCACCAAGCCCGATACCAAATAAGCCCATCCGGGGCCTTCATCCCTAGGATGGGCCTCCTTTCGTTTCCCCCGCTGCCGATGTGGTAGCGGGGGTTCTTTGTAAGTAATGGCGTTAGTAGTAGATTTCGTTTCTGTGAGTAGTAGCGTTAGTAGCGTTGTGTCTTTTTGGGAAACTTTTCAGGATTTTTGACGGGCAGATATAAAGTCCGGGAATAAAAGAAAGTGGCCGGATTGTAGATATTATCTAGCATTCGGCCACTTGGCGGAGAAGGAGGGATTTGAACCCTCGCACCGGTTACCCCAGTCTACTCCCTTAGCAGGGGAGCCCCTTGAGCCGCTTGGGTACTTCTCCAAGCCTCTGTCGTGTGTGGAAATATGGCGGAGAGAGAGGGATTCGAACCCCCGGTGCCTTGCGGCATCACTGGTTTTCAGGACCAGCTCCATAAACCACTCGGACATCTCTCCCGGAAAGCAGGAACGTTTGCATTATAACAAAACGAATCTGCCCTGTCAAGCAAGCGGGAAAGCCTTTCAGCGCCTGGGGAATATGCCCTTTTCACGGCCCGGCCCGCGCGCCTTTTTGGGCCTGCGGCGCGGGGCCGTTTAGAGGCACAGAGGCACGTCCGCGTTTCGTTCGGGGCGCGGCGCGGGACCATTCCGTGGTACGGCCCGCGCTCTTTTCAGAGCGCCGGCCCCTCGCCGGAGGACTGGAAGCGAAAAATTCTCAAACCATGCACGTTCCACGCTCTTTTCATGGCGGCGGCCCCTCCCCGCCGGGCTGCCCCTTTTCAGAATAAATCCCCTTTTTAGAACAAATACCGCGCCGCTTTTGCCGGGGCGCGTTGTATGGTATAATAAATCCGCCCGAAACCGGCTCGCCTTGTTTTGGGTTCGGGGCATGCATCCGTTTGGCAACGGCGCACGCTTTGGCATACTATACAGGCAGAAGGCCGTCTTCCCCGAGCCGGCGCTTCGTGATACGCGCAACGTGCAGGGAGGCTGTGCGTCCCGCGCGATTGGAGTTGATTGACTTGATTTATCTCGATAACAGCGCCACCACGCGTCCGCTCCAGCAAACGGCGGAAGCCGTGTGGAAAAGCTTTGACAGCGGTTTCTTTAACCCTTCCAGCGCATACGGCCCCGCGGTACAGGTGGAACATGGCGTCAACGACGCCCGCGCGCGGCTCGCCGCGGCGCTCGGATCATCGCCCGCCGAGATCGTCTACACCTCCGGCGGCACGGAATCCAACAACATGGCGGTGCTCGGCTCCCAGAAGATAAGGCGCGAGCGCGGCAGGCTGGTTACCGTAAAGGTAGAGCACGCCTCGGTGTTCGAGGTATTCCGCTATATGGAGAAGCTCGGTTACTCCGTAACGTACCTGGACGTGGACGCAACGGGCGCCGTGCGGCTGGACGCGCTGGAGGCGGCGCTCCGACCGAATACGTCGCTCGTATCCATCATGCACATCAACAACGAGACGGGCGCCGTCAACGACATCGGCCGCGCCTATTCCGCCATCCATAAACTCGCCCCGGGGGCGCTGCTGCATGTGGACGGCGTACAGGCGTTCTGCAAGGTGCCGTTCGGCAAGCCGCCCTGCGATTTCTACTCCATCAGCGGCCACAAGTTCCACGGCCCCAAGGGGATTGGCGCGCTCTACGTGCGCCAGGGAACGCCGTTTGCCGGCGGCCTCATCGGCGGCGGGCAGGAGCAGGGGCTGCGAAGCGGCACCACCAACGTCCCCGGCGTCATGGGGATGGACGCCGCGCTCGCGGCTTACCGGGCCAACCAGAGCGAATGGGTCTCCCGGATGCGCGCCTGCAAGGTGCGCCTCGCCAAAAACATTCTCTCCATACCCGATACCGTACTCAATGGTCCTCCGGCCGAGAGCGGCGCGCCGCACATACTCAACGTTTCCTTCCTGGGCGTGCGCGGCGAAGTGCTGCTGCACGCGCTGGAGGAAAAGGGCGTCTACGTCTCCACGGGCTCGGCCTGCTCCGCGCACAAGAAAGGCGGCAGCCGCGTGCTCGCCGCGATGGGTTTCACGGGCGCGCGGCTGGAGGGCGCGCTGCGTTTCAGCCTGTGCCCCTTCAATACGGAGGAAGAGATGGACGCCGCCGCGCAGGCGCTGCGGGACTGCGTCACCGTGCTGCGGCGCTACAAGAGGCGGTAG